TGTCCGCCGGGATCGCCGACGGCCCGTAAATCTCCTCCGCCAAAGGCTGCCCGTACAACGGCGGGTTCGGCTGCACGCCCGGAGCTTCCTCGAACACCTGGTGCGGCAGCGGCACACCATCCTCCGGCGCCGCCGTCTGCGGGTCAACCTGCCCCGCCACCGCCTCCAGCGAGTTCAGCGGGATCGGACCCGCCCGCTCGGTGAAGAACACCCGCGGCACCGGGGAGGCGTCGACCAGGCCGTACCGCATCTCCCGGATCTCCGACGGCGAGATCACAGCCCGGTCCATGTACTTCTGGTCAGCCTCAGCCTGCGCCGCCTGGTCGACCTGCTCCTCGCCCCGGTCGAACTCGAACTTCAGCGGCAGCCCGAGATCGTCCAGGAGGAACGCGGACAGGATCCCCTCGACATGCTCCATCAGGGGCAGGTCGCCGACACGGTGCTGAACGTCGGCCTGCGACTCGCCGGAACTCCTGTTCACGTCCTCGGTAAAGCCCAGGTCAGACGGCACAATGTGAAAACTTGCGCAGGTCTTCCTTAGAAGGTACATGCTGAACTGGTCCGAGAAGTCCTTCTCGTTGGACCACTCGAACTTGGTACCGCCGGGCATCCACCGGATCTGGTGCTTCCTGCTCTGGTCGCCGTACATCATGGCGTCCCAGTAGCCCTGGAACTGCTCGATCTGCTCAGGACTCCATGAATCCGGCGAGGCGGCGAAGGCTGCGGGGAGATTCCCGTCGGTGTTGCCGCACCACATCGCCTTGCCGTTGCGGCGGACCAGCACGATGCCGTTAGGCACCGACACGCAGTACACATTGCCGTCGTACGGCACCGCCGCCGGCTTCGGCATCTGGAACTCGGTCTCATGCCGGGCGGCCACGAGGTACACCGTGCGCTTGCCGAACGTCGTCGGGTGAGGGTCCTTGGCGGTGACGCGGGAGTATACGCCGCACTTCTGCCAGATCTCCTGAACCTGGTCGGCGAGGCGGCGGCTGGTCGTGATGTACGTCGGCGTGCCATACGGGTTGCGGGTGCCGTCGCCGGTCATGAGCCCGTGGATCAGGTCTTCCAGCAGTCCCGCAGGCCAGTCCATGACCTCGGCAGGCAGCACCTTGTTCGGGGCGCCCCGGCCGCACTGCTCAAGGTAGAGCCACAGCGCCTTGCATCCGACAGTGAAACGCCCGCTTTTCTCGTCTGACCAGTAGTGCCAGTTCAGGCCTGTGTCCTTGAGGATCCGCCTGACCTCATCTAGCTTGCCCGCGGCCATCTGCGAGACGCTGATCTCATACCGCTGCACCTTGCCGGGCGCGTCGTGGCGGAGGCTTCCCTCGGCGACGAACACGCCGAGGAACCGCGCGAACGCCCACATGGGCATGTCGACCTTGGTCGTGGCGCTGCGGCCTACCGGGGACGCTGTAGGCACGCTGAGCGTGAACCGCTCCGGCACCGGGGCGTGAGCGGTCCACGAGGCGGTCAGCGGCAGCCGCCAGTCGACGGTGCACCGGCCGAGGAACTCGTCAGCCCTGCGAATGTGCCAGTCCCACTCCCAGTCGCGGGCCTTCTTCTGCAGCCCGTCGCCCTGGCTCTTGCGCCGGACGAGCATCCGGTGGTTCGGCGTGACCAGCAGGTCCACGTACCGGTTACGGAACTCGACCATCGTCCCGCCGGAATCGAAGACGTGGAGCTTCCCGTCCTTCGACGCCTGCCACTCGAACTCACCGCTCGCGGAACGGGTGGCGAACTCCTCATCACCGCGGACATCGGGGAATCGCTTCCACCCGCCGCGCGTCAGGATCTCGGTCTGCTCGTCATAGCAGAACCGCTGAAGAAAATACGTCTGAAACCTGAGATCGGTGTTTGCATTCAAGAGGATGGACTCAATCGGTGGCTGGCCGTAGGGAGATTCCGGGCGTGGCCGGAATGGTTCATAAATAATATCATCCCTGGTCAGCCAATTCCACGGCAAACCGTTCACGTACTGGACATATGCCTCTGCGGGGGCCTCCGGGGAATCGCCCCAGTAATCGAGCAGCGGTGCGATTGTGGGCCCTGAGACAACCTTTAGCCCTACCGCCCGGCCGCCGCGGTTCCGCATCCGGTACAGCGTCCCTGCGTCATAGGCGAGCACGTCCCACAGGTATTTCGCTATCCACGTCTTGAAGTGGCTCTTGCGGTCCGGCTTGCTGAGCGCGGCGAGGCCGAGGGGAACGGCGTCGGTGACATCCGCCTGGATATGATCCGCCGGCAGGAGCTTCCAGTCGAGCGACCGGATGCTGTCGATCCTGTGCCACAAGCATATTTGAGCCACGTCATAGGCCCCGATGAGCCCTTGCAGCACCGAGAATGACACCGCCTCATGCAGGCGGGGGCGCGTGGCGATGTTGTACCCGGTGGTGAAGTTGAGCGTCCGCGGGAAGCGGTCGTACCCGTCGTACGGCCCGATCGGCGTACCCGGGGAGAACGGGGACGCGGGGGTCATCTGGGCGGCGGCTTCGCCCTCGCGGAACTGCTCGGGCACGCTGGTGCCGAACGTCTTGCCGACCTTGACCAGGGTGTCGCCTACGCGGGAGCGGAAGCCCATCCAGCCCCACCTCGCAAGCTCGGGTAAGGGCATCAGCGGCAAGAAATGGTGATGTAGGTCACCAGAAAGTCAGGCCCATGTGCCGGCGTTGAACGCGGCGTGCCGTGCCGCCCTGCGCGCCTCAGCCGGGTCCGCGGGCACGGGCGGGGGTTCCGGTGACGGGCCGTCCCCTGGAGGCTGGTGGCCGTTCACGTGACCGTCCAGACGGGACTCCGGGGCGGTGCCGTTGCGCTCGGCTTCAGCCTCGGCAGCCTTGCGCTTCGCCCACGCGATCCAGTCCTCAGCGGAGGAATGCTCTTCCCAGTACGCCTGGACCACGGCGTCGCCGTCGTCGGTGGACCGGCCGATCCGCTTCCTGATGTCGTCCTTTGACTCCACCTGGATCTTGCCCCCGGAGAGCACCTTCCACTTAGGCGCGGTCAGGTCACCGGTCAGCAGGTCATCCGGGGGCAGCGCGAGATCGGAGCCGCGCGACGGGTCGAGCAGCTCGCGGAGCAGCCACCAGGCAGCCGACCGGACGTTGGCGAACCCGAGCTCGCCGGTCACGTCGGTGTTCTTCGTCCCGGCCGAGGCGTTGAACGGCTCAGCCTTGCAGCCCTGCTCCCGGAGCCGGTCGAGGACCCCGGCGCCGATGCCGATCACGTCGACCATCGCGGTCGCTTCCGGGTCGGTGTCCAGGTAGCCCTTGACCCTGCCCGTGGTCTGCATGGTGTCTTCTTTGGAGGACCGGCGCAGTTCCGCCAGGACGGGGCCGAGGCGGATCGCGACGACGGTCTTGTCCTCGCCGCCGCGTGCGACGTCGACCCCGGCGCGGTGCACGCCGGGAAGGTCAGGGCGCCCGGCGGCGTCCCATTCCTGCCAGCGCTCGTTCGCCGCCTCAAGCCACCGCAGCGGGATAACCGTGTCCTCATCGCCCGCGTGGAAGTCGCCCAGGACGCGGTTCGCGTAGACCGCGGAGTCCTCGCCCCACTGCTTGCGCCGCTGTTCGGCCCACGTCTCGGAGATCCGGCCCGACTCGACAGCCTCGGCGAGGGTGACGTGCCGGGCGGTCCAGTCCTCGTAACCAGGGCGGCGGGCATGGATGTCGTAGAACCGGCCCGACGGGTCGCCGGGCGTCGAGGCGACGAGCGCGAGAGCTTCCCCGGTGCCGGAGAACGCGCCCTCGCAGGCGTCGAACGTCCCGGCGGGAATAGCTTTGCCCTCGTCGTAGATGAACAGCAGCCGGTCAGCGTGCGCGCCCTCGATCAGCGCCGGGTTGGAACACGCGGCGGCGGTCGCCTGGCCGTGCGCCAGGTGCAGGTTCAGGTTCAGGAGCTCGGTGCGCTTGAACGGGGCGCCGCGGACCTTATCCCAGCGGACCCGCCCGGCCCACTTGTGGATCTCCGGCCAGAGGTAGTTCGTAAGCTGGCGCCAGGACCCGGCGGTGGTGACGGCCTTCCAGTCGGTCCCGGCGGCTTCGGAGGTCAGCGCGAACCACAACAGGACGACGGACATCAGGGTGGTCTTGCCGAGGCCGTGCGGGCCCCGGACGGCTATCCGCTTGCGTTCCGGGAGCGAGCCGATCACGTCCTGCTGGTACGCGGTCAGTCCTTCGCCGCGCCAGTCGATGCAATCAGCGCAGAAGCCGAGCGGGTCATCGTAGTACCGGGCGGCGCCCTGGTCGGCTTCCCACTCGACGGCGGCGGCCTCGAACGCCATGGCCGTCACGCGGGCCTCCGGTCAGTTCGCCGACGCCATCGCCGCAGCGCGCCTCAGCTCCTCGGGCACCACCACGGGCAGCAGAGCCGACTGATCCGGGGACAGCGACAGCCGGGCCAGGATGCGGCGGATCACGTCGTTCATCAGCGACCCCTGCGCCTCGGCCAGCCGGACGCGGCGTTCCTCGATGCCCACGCTGATCGCCGTCTTCACGAGGTCGAGGAGGTGCTTCCGCTCCCGGTGGTACAGGTCCAGCCACATGTTCACCGTGGCCGAGCGGGTCGTGTCGATCCCGGCGAACTCGGTGGCGCTCCTGTCCACCTCTTCGGTGACGCCCCACACGAGGTCAGCCGCCTCAAGCTCGGACACCTTCGCGCGGAGCCACGCGACGTGCCCGGCGGAGTAGCGGACCTCTTCCAGCAGCGCGTCGGTCGGGGAGATGTCACGGGGCAGGCCGTAAGTCTCAACCGCTTTGCGGGCCTGCTCTTCCATGGCGTGCTTGCGGCCGTTCGGGCTGGATCCGCCGTGGAAATGGCAGTTGCCCGCGCCGGGGTGGTCGGTCTTGTAGCCCGCGCTATTGCCGCACGGTGCGCCCTTGCGGTTCTTGCCGCCGCACATGGCTCCATGGGCTTCGCCGGAACCGGGGCTCTCCATGGGCTAGCCCCCTCGGATTCGAGCCGTGTGGCATTTGAGCCCGTTCGGAACGTATCACTGTGATACGATAGGCACGTGAAGCGCACTACGGAAACGTGTCCGCACTGCGGTCAGCCGATGCCGCCGCTACGGCACTGCGCCCGGCCCGACTGCGGGAAGCCGTTCAGGAACCGGCGCAAGGATGCCGTCTACTGCACGAAGGGATGCGCGAAGGTCATGGCCCAGCGGGCACTCAGGGAGCGACAGGGAAGGACGGCATCGTGACGGCTCTCTACTGGATCTACGACGCTGGCGGGATGCTGATCTACGTCGGCGTGTCCGATGATCCCGTAGCGCGATTCGGCCGGCATGCGGGAACGGCGCCATGGTGGCCGCTGGCGGCGCGTCATGAAGTGCAGTGGTATAGGACGCGAGATGATG